TCCATGATGGCATCGAACGTACCCTTGCCACCAACGATCCGCTCCGTAAGAGCTTCATTGGTCAAGGGTGTAACCGCACCATAGATCGGATCGGTAGGATCAAACGGAAACTGCCACTGAGGATCATCGAAGTCTATTACCGGGATGTCAAAACTGACATCCGAGGTAAGACCATCCATCAGGTCATTGGCATCTTCCGTGATGTCACAGGTGAACTCCGAGGGAGGAACCAAAGCCGCCATTACAGCATCTGCCTCCCACCAGTACCAACCGTCGTGTCACCCCTGGACAGCTGTGCCTGAGCCAACTGATCGATCTCAGCCTTGCTCAGGGGCGGCAGCACCTCGAGATTGAACTCCGAAGACAGATATCTTTCAACCTGCTCCGTGTTGGTCCGGTCATTCTTGGTGGTCTTGATCACCTGGTACTTCTTGTTCTTGAGCATCTTGAACATGCAGTAGGGGACATGCCAGCCATTGGCCCCTGCCTCCCCATAGGGAATAAACCGCTTCACCGCCCCCAGCAGCTTGTTGCTGAAGGTAAAGATCTCTCCATGGAGATCATTTTTGGCCGGGTTCAAATTCGTGATGCGGCACCGGATGAGCTTCATCTCCCGCTGCGTCAGCCTCTTCCTGAACTGCCCCTGGGCCAGCTCCATGCGCTGTTTCTTGGAGAGCTGGCGCTCCTTGCGGAGCTCCTCCCAACGCTGCGGCTTGAGGTCGTCATCCAGGAAATCATCGAGTCGCAAGACCTCCTCGACCTGGGCCTGGGCAGCTTCGATCAGGTCATCCTCAACCTCAGGGTAATCACTAAGGTCGTCAACCTCATCATCGTTCTCACCAGGATCATAGGAGACGTCCCCGTCTTCATCCTCGTCTGGATCCTCAGGCCCTTCTCCCTGCGCCCTGAGCTTCTCGTTGATGCGATCCCTGAGCGTCTCGATCTTGATATTCCCAACGATGGGAATACCCATAAGCTTGGCCCGCTGCTTCAGCATCTCAAGCTCGGTCGCTTCATTTTCCAAATCAGAACGACTCATGTTTTCAGATCCTGTCTATAATATATACCCCTCCAGGTTTCCCTGGAGGGGCTCGGGTTATATCTTGTCAGAGAGGCGCAAGCGTCTTGATCACGGCAATGCGTTCCGGCCTCTTGGCCAGGAACCCATAGTACCACTTGATCGAGCTGAACCCGGTCTCGCCATAGGGATCATTGCGATCAGCCGTCTCACGTCCCGGCATCTTGGTCATGATGGTGAAGTTGACCGTCTTCCCCTGGCTCTGGAAGCCGATGGTCGAGAAGCTGTCATCACCCACGATCAGGATGGGATAGATATTATAGTTACCCCCCGACTCGCGATAACCAGGATTGGTCGTAACCGCCCCACCGGCATCTGCCCAGTGCAGCATCTCGGGAACCTCGATGACCCGGAAGAAGCCGATCGAACCCACCTCGCCATTCAGGATCGTGCCTGCCTCGGCGTAATGCTGGATCGGAATGAACGCCGGGTTCTCGAAGCTGTCCTCCATGGTCCGCAGCAGCGGAGTCAGCTCCGAGCCAACATACATGATCCGGGCCGAAGGCAGCACTCGGGTATCGATGTTGCGAGACCCGCTGATGATCTTGGTGTGTCTCGGGGTCCGGTTGTCGGTCAGGATATGGACCACCCGCATCAGGTCCGCGTAGTCGACCACCGAAGGCGTAGCGCCCTCGCCCGTCATCTCGCTGTCCTGGGTGGCCGCACCAGCGTAGTGGATGACACCCGCGCTGTTCAGCAGGTCGATCTGCAGAACGGCCTCAGTGAGCTGCACAGCGCCATTCAGGAGCTCTCTGGACAGATGGTCCATGAGCATGTCGTCCGAGTCGAAATCGATGCTCTCCTGGGTGAACTCCATGAAGAAGCCAAACTTGTGGAGCGTACCCGACCGCATGATGCGGCTGAAGCCGACACGGTTCACCCGTCCGCCATTCTCCGTCAGCGCAGGCAACCGGGCCGTGATGGTCCCGATGTCCTTGCTCGAGCCGTAAAGGTTGCCGTTGACGATGGCCACGCCAGCCGCATCGATGCCCTGGTCGTTGACGTTACGATCATCCAGCAGAGGGATGTATTCGTAGATCCTGATCTCCTTGCCCATGTGCTTCGGCATATCGATCACCGGAGCCAAAGGCATGAAATACTGATCTTTCCTCGCCGTGATGATCGCCTTCTTGAGGTAATGGAAGGTGCGCATCTGCTCCGAGGTGTTGGGAGCCAGCTGACCCGCATCAATGGTCGAAGGGGTCGTATTCGGTGCATTATAGTTAAACATGACCTAGTCCTTTGAATCCGGCCCCTAGCTGGAATAAATCACAGTCGGCCTTCCATCTGCTTGAGGAAATCATCATCCGACATTTCCAGCGGATTCTTGAATTCCTCGCGAGTGCCACGAGAAGATTTGGAGGAGCTAGTCCCCTTCAATCGTCGATCAACATCCGGGTCAGAGCTGACCCTCTTTTGCTGAGACGGAGCAATCCCTTTATCCACTACCCTCGACCTGGGAGCATCGCCCGTTTTATGGGCCGGATTCCCATTGCCATTGGCAGGAAACATCTGGTTGCCCAGCTCCTGATAGGCCTGAAGGAAAGACGTAGTCTCGGGAATCTGACCCAAGGTCCTAAGCCTCTCAACCTCATCAGCTATCTTATCATATACACCATTCAGCCGGTGAGTGTGGATGATCTCCTGCACGCCTGGATGTTTCCAGATCATCCCCTTGCTTTCGGCATCCCAGGTACGATTGATGATCGCTATCGTTTCGGAACCTCCATCAGTGTCATTCAACTGATCGAGAGCTTCCCTGAAGCTGGTCTCTTCATCGCTTACCTGGTAATAGCCCGGCTCATAGGTGGGATTGTCCGCATCTCCGATATCCATCGGGTCGATGCCGGATTCCTTCACCAGCTTCCGTATAGCTCCCTCATTCTTTTTTTCCAAGTCGATAAGATAACTGAGCTTGTCCTCATCCAGGAGCTCATGCTTCTCCAGCATGGTCAAGACCCGCTTATAGGGCTTGAGCCGCTGCATGGTCTTGGCGTAGTTGGCTCCCTTCTGCATCAGGGAGATGGCTTCCTCGGGCGTCTTGATCTCTATCGTCCGGCCATTGGCCTTGAACGGGGCCATGATCTGGCCATAGAGCTTCTTGTAATCCACCGCCTCCGAAGGCGCATCAGCCTTAGCCTCAACAACCTCCTCCTCAGCGTCATCCTTAGCCAGCCCTGGATCCTTCCTGGGTGGCTCAACCTTCTCCGGTTCACTCTCTTCTAGTTCACCCCCACCATCATCCTCGTCCTGAGCCTCATCCTCCTGCTGCTCGTCCTGCTCAGGCTCCTGCTCTCCGTCCTCCTGCTTCTCCTCCTTCTCTGCCTTCTTTGGATCATCAAGCCCATCGTACCGGCTTGGATCCAAACCCAAAAACTCCTCATCAGACATCACCAGGATGTCTTCTCCCATCACGGTCTCTGCGTCGGGGTTCATGCATTGTCTCCCCGATCCAGGACATGGACCACATTATCCCTGTAATCCTTGTGATCCTCTTCCACCCGAGCCTGGGCCAGCCTGCCCTCGAGATCGTCCAAATCGTCATCGGCGTTCTCACCCAGCTTGATCTGGATCGACAGAAACCTCTTCAGGTGTCCTGCCGCCTGGGCCATCAGCATGGCGTCGTCACGACGCTTCTGATCGAGAGCAGGATCTCCTGCCATATGAGCCAGACGAGCACACTCATCCACCACGAAGAATTCCATGATCAGCTTCTTGAAGTCAGGATTCTCCGTCAGCCTCAAGGCCATCTTCCGGCGTTCGATCTGCGCCTGAAGTTTCTCTTTCTGGCTCTCAAGCTCAAGAATGTCAGATGTAATATACATAATATTATCCTACTGTTGCGGGTTTATATCATACAGGTCTGGACCCGTGATCGACTGGAAAGGATCATCAGGACTATACGTAGGAGCCAAAGGAGCCCCTGGTCCCATAGGTGCCACAGGTGGTCTTACA